AACTGTAAGCCAGCACGCTGACTCATCTCATTAGCCATTCCAAACACAGTGCGTGTCATGCGGTCTAGCACATCGCCCATCGTGCCTTGAAACTGCGCCTGCGCACGGTATTCTAAGCCAGCCGCCTGACGCTCACCGAAACTGACTTGCGGCATAGGCGCATTGGGAGCGTTCGCAACCTGAACTTGGAACTCTCTTGTGGTTGGTAACTCAGCCATTTATAGAATCCTATTTAATATAGCCAGATGTTGGCACAGTCTTTGCAAACTGTATTGCGCCTTCAGTCAACTTAGCCGTTGCCAATAAGCCACCAGTTTCTTTTGCGTAACCACCAGCGCTTAACAATGATTGCGTGCTTGCAATAGCAGCCTCACGAGTATAGAAAGCGTTATCGTATCCAGCACGCAAAATATTAGTTGCATCTTCCATGCCGAACACACGAGCCACTAATGCGCTGAGTTCTGTTATGCCTACATTCTGGTAGGTGGCTTTGACATTGCGCTCTTGTATCGCCAATGCCGAGCCGCCACCAGGGTCTAAGCCACTAGCTGCTGCACGAGCACGAGCTGTAGAGTTGGTGGTGCGCAAGTTATTCAGAAGGCTATTTGCCTGCACTTGGTAATTAATCTGCTCAATCTGCGTCTGGAACTGCCTACGGTCAAACTGAATCTGTGCATACTCAACGCTTTTATCAGCACGCAATCCTGATAAACGCAGATTCTCTTGCGCTTGTACGGCATATCCTGCTTGCTGCAAATAGCCTTGCGCTTGGCTAGCATAGGCTGAACCAATACTGCTAAACAGTCCAGCGGCAGCCGTAACCCCAGCACCGACAGACGGCCCTAAAAAACCACCACTGCTGGTGGTGATTGGAGCTGGTGTACTCGCCGCACTTGCTGACATGGCAAATGGCATATTAAGTCCCCTGGTGTACTGCTATTTTGTACTCAAGCCCAAGCAGAGTCATCTTCAATGGCAGCTCTTGCTCAACTGTAATGGCTGTCTCTCGGCTGTAGCCAAGCACGCCATCTAAGCGTTTAATGCCAGTAAATTCCTGCACAGGCAAATCCAATAACGGGTTGTCAAAGTTCCTAAACGGAACTGGCTGACCGTTAATTTTTAAATGCTGCGTGTCATTGACAATCGCATTGACTTGCAAGATGCGCTTTTTAAACGAAACTCGTGAGCCAGTCTGTAGGCGCAACTCAACGGGCATAGTCTTAGCAAGCACCGTGTAAGGCAAGCCCACTTCAAAACGTGTCGTACTCGCACGGTCAAAAGTAACAGCACCAGACACAACCGTCTCTGTACCCTGTGGCACGCCATCACAAATCACACTTAGTGATTTACCCTCATGCGGTAAGCTGGTCGCACCAGCCGCAGCCCCGCCCGTAAAAGCGCAATCGGTATAGAAGTCCTCGCTGAATATCTCAACATAGTATTTGTTTACCGAATTAAATGTGCGTTTAACTACAGTCAGGATGCGTGTGACATCTACACCGACATCCAAGAAACTGCCGTCAGTAATAAACTCACTAGGTGCGACAACCTGTTGGCTCTTGAGAATAGAGAACACCGACATTGTGCCGTCATCGGTATTGGTAATCATCAACAGATCACCCTCGTCGGTATCCGTTGCACGGCGCAAAGCCAAACGGCTTGGACCCTTGAGCAAGTGACCACACAAGAGCGAGATACGCTGCGTCACATAGGTTAATTGTGAATCGGAAAACAAGAACTCGTTAAGCGCCTTGCCCTGTCGCTGAATAAAAACAGTACCAGAATCAAGCGCCTCAACCCGTGTACCAGGCTTTGTGCCGTTCTTACTGATAGACTTAAACAAAAATGTGCTTGGCGTGATTGGGTCAGTGCCAGCCTGTGGCACATAGAACTCAGCACCAGTTGTGAACACTTGAAAGTCACGACCAGAGATCATGTCCACAATCACGTTAAGCTGACTGGTGTCTAGAGTCGCTTCTACTGCGTCATCATCTAACGCTTCGGTGATCTTAAAGTCAAAATACAATCCGATCTTAGAGCCCCACACCGTGGACGGGCGTGACTTACTGCCGCCAAAATACAAACGTCCCTCATGGAACACGACAGTGCGAGGCCACCCACGACCGCTTGACCACACCGCCTCGTAGCCAGACTCAACGTCCCATTTACCATTTGCAATAGCTGTTGTATTAAAAAATGGAAACTCGACAATCGCCGTGACTACCGTTGTAGACGTAAAGCCCACTACACGAGCTCTGCCCTGCGGTACAGCGTTGATATACTGACCAACCGTTCCTGCGCTAAATACAGCGGATGATGCGGTTAGCGTTATATTGCCAGACACGGCAGACGGGGTAAGCGTACCAGCAGGTGCAGTAATAGTCAGTGTAAATGCGTAGTCAGGGATGCTAGTAAATGCGATGTTGCCAATAGTCCAACTTGCGTCCGTGCCGCCACGGACAATGCTAATTGGGTTTATATTAGGGTGCGTCACAATTAGCGTATCAGCCGACTGCGTCCAATTCAACTCAGCTAAGTTAGCCGATGCGATTGTCGTCACCAAGTACGGGTTACCCGTGCCGTTGATATTTGTGACAACCACACCGTTTTTAAAGACGTACATCCGCAAGTCTACAAAGACAAGCATATAACTGTCGTCTACCGAGAACTCAAACGGGATCATGCGTACGCCATTGGCAGTACTAACTGGCAACTCGTAGACGTACTTGAGTCCTGGGCGGCGCTTTAAACCGCCTTGTGGCTGGATGACGACATTGGTAGCCTTGGCTAAAGCGTTGTTATATTGCTCCAAGTCAACCCTTGCACGCAGCAAAGGGTCGAGCTCTCCTGTAGAGAAATTGGTTTGCAAATTAACAAAGCGTGCCATTTAGAATCTCGCATCAATGAGAGTAAAGTCCTCAATTGCTTGAGTAGGCTTACCGTATCCGTCCATATTCATTGCTTGGCGCAGGTAGCCACCACGTCCGTTCTCACCAGGACTGCCTACTGCAACAGCTTGCCAGTATAGAGCTTTATCCTGCTGTTCAGAGATTGGGTATGCCAAGTGCCAAGCCATCATGTACTTGAGCAACTGTATAAAATACTGAGGCATTGCAAACTCCTCAGTCTGGAACGGGTAGTCAATCCAGAGCGCCAACTCGTTAGACATCAGCTTGTCGCCGATAATCTCCCATTCCTTAAACGGACGGGCGTGTGGCTGGTTGCTAGTAAAGACTGCACGAGGATTACCTAATCGGTCGCCTGGCAACTGAAATTCGTATTTCCACTCAGAGTTTGGAGTGGTAATGAGTCGTGCAATAGAGGTCTTCTTGTACGAAAAACTCCACGGGTATACACTCAAAGCCATATCACGCACATTGGGATACAGCCGATCACAAGCGCCTGACTCGTCTGTTCCGTCATTAAAAGACGAGATGGGTTTTGCGCCCAACATAATCAGAGCGTCTGAACAGATTTTTACTCCGCTATCACCTGCCGCCATCACAGCCCCTTAAAGTAAAAAAGCCTGCCTCCGAGCTACCCCAGAAGCAGGCTTATGCCTCACCTGATTTAGCTTCAGTCGGTATCAGTAGCAGCCAAAACTGTTGGGTCGTTAATATCAACGACACCAGCAGCATTAGACACCACATACGCAAGCGAAGCCGCTGCGGTTCCGGTAGCTGATGTAACCAGATAAATCAAATCACCAACCTGAAGTGTATCAGCTAGTGCGTTGAAATAACCTGCTGTATCAACTGTTGCGGCAGCATCAGCCGTTTTATAAGCGTAGACGCTAGGTGCTTGACCACGCTTAGAAGCTGTTACTACTGTAAAGCCTGTAGATGAAAAAGCCATGTCAGCCTCCTATTAAGCGCCGTTTTCGTCGCAAGTGATTTGAACGATACCCTCGGCATCAATCGCAACAGCACCAGCGGAGAACATCGAAGCCACGAGGAACGAAGTCTTTTCTGGGATGTAGTTGATTTCTGTCTTGGGGGCGATACCCTCAGCCATGCCAACAGCGTCTTTGTGGAACGCAAATACTTTGCGGTCACCAGAAGCAATAGGCAAGCCACCTTCTTCACGGTCACCAAGGACGTGGAAAGTAAAGCCAAGGAATGTGTTGATGTCACCCTGAACCAACGCCTTAACGGTGTTGAAGTCAGAGCTAGTCACGGATGTCTCACCCAACAACGAGGACAAGCTCGATGCGTGGATCACAATGTGACGGTTGTCCATCGGCACGTTCTTGGTATTGAGCTGTTCAGCAGCAGCACGCAACTTAGCTACGTTGAGGTTTGAACTAGCACCACCGATGCTGGAAGCAACAGTGTTTGCTGTGCCAGAGTTAATCAGAGCATCCAAGATCAACTGGTCTTGACGACGACCAATTGCGTTAGACACAACCTGAACCAACTCACGGCGCTCGTCAAAGTTAACCTTAGCTTGCATGAAGATGTCGCTGTATTCAGCAGCGATATAGTCAGACAGGTTTACAGTAACTTGACTATATGTCACGTTAAGTGGGGAGACATCGGTCTGGGGGATGCGAACTTGAGC